TTCTTTTCCATTAGGGTGATTTACCTCCTCAGATTTGGTGCCTTCATCTTACTCGCAAACAGGACACTTTGTCAAGTTCTTAGCGATAGTTTCCATTATTTTAACAAATTGTGAACTTGCGTTTTTACCTTTTTCACAAAGCCTTAGCGTACTTTTCTAAAAATCCACAGGGATCAGAGGGGTTCCGGCGGCAGGGAGCGTTGCTTTTTCCGGTTTTTCCTGTTATCATGAACTCCTGCGGTAAGGCGTTCTCCCGCCAGCACCGGCCGCCCGTGCGCGGCAGACCGGCAGGGGGCATAAAAAACGTGCGGCCCCCGGTCAGGGGCCGCACAGCTTATAAGGAGTTATTATATGGGTATTCTGGATATAGCCAGCGGCGCTTCCGTGTGGCGGGGCTACAGTTACTATAAAAGCGGCAAGGTCCTGGCAAAACAGCAGCTATCGGAAACGAAGTTTACCGGCACGGTGTCCGGCAGCAATCACGCACAGTACGAGGTGTTCATTGATATTGAACACCCCAGAAAATCGCACTGCAACTGTCCGCACGCTGACGGAAAGCGGATCGTCTGCAAGCACCAGGTGGCGCTGTTCTTCTCCTGCTTTCCGGAGGAAGCCGAAAAATATTACAGGGATGTCCTGGAATACGAGGCGGAGGAGGAGCGGCAGCAGGAGGAGCTGGACGAGAAGATCATCGCCTATATCCACAGTCTTTCAAAGCGGGAGCTGGAGGATACTTTATACGATATTCTCTATTCCGGTGAGAGCTGGGTATTCGACAAATTCGTCCGCGAGCACATCGACTGAGTACCGCTGGCCGATCAGAGCCGGTAAGAGGCGTATACGCTGTTCTGCCCCTCGACCTTCTCGAATCCGGACGCAGCGTAGGCCGCGATTCCCTCCGCCGCGTCTGTGTAAACCAGCGCCATCATCCGGCCTGGCCCGTTTCGTCTGACCGCCTCTGCCAGCAGGGGGACCGCATATTTCCGGAAGGGCAGTCCGGGCCTGACCAACAGATCATACGGTTCGTTTATATCGCAGCCGTATGTAACGTCCAGGTATCCCAGAAGCTGCCGGTCCTCCACGGCGAGAAAAACACGGAACCGCTCCGGCGCCGAAAGAACGTGCTCCGCCGTCCAGTAGGTGTCCGTGCGATGCAGTGCGCGGTACTGGGCCTGCCACTTTTCCGCGTATGGCTCCACGCAGTCCGTTGATACAGCGGGCCCAGGGCCGGTCAGGAGCATTTTCTGCTGTTCCCCGTCAAAATAAGCGCCTTTCCCGGTCAGAACGCGAAATAGGGCCGTGTTTTTCGGGTTGAGCACGAAATCGGCCTGATAGCCCGGATAGCTTTCCGCCAGATGGGACAGCATCTCGGAAAAGGCCGCCTCAGACCTTGTCAGCCCGATCAGCATCTCCATGTACCGCCGGTCGGGAAGAATCAGCCAGACGAACAGGCCCTGCACGGTCCCGTCTGCCACAACGGCAAACGCGGATTCGTCCTTCCGGTGCAGTGAACCGTAAAGATTATCGGGGTCATATGTGAAATGTGGGTCACAAAAGAGCGGGTCGCGCGAAATGTCCAGAATGAACGCCCGGTATTTCTCAAAGGAATCGATTGTCACGATCATGTGGATTCTCCTGTAAAAGCGGGGATTGGCGATTGAATTATATCAGATTCGTGCGGTTAGTTCAAATGAAACAAGTCCCGATGGCTTCCATGAGAAGCCATCGGGACTGTAGGACTGCCGAAAAAGTCTGCCATTGTCAAAAAGTTCAAGAACATTGCAATTTACCGCTCTGATTCTCCCGCAGTGAGTCTAGCGGGACGTGTATCTTCGTCCTCGAGCTTATCGTACCATGCACAAACGTAATGATAGTCATATATTCTCTGCAACAGCCCTAAACGGTCTGAAATATCATTCATACTTGTATCCGTCACGGGCGTACAGCACGTATCGATCTTCTGCTGCTCAAGCACAGAGATTTTTCCCGCTTCCTTTGAAGCGGCCAATGTAAGCAGAGCGACTTCTTTTCCAGCGTTTGCATCGACCATGCGATTGAATGCCATCAGCATTTCAGGTCTCTTGGCCGCAATCAGACTGGCAACATTTGAATATGCAAACTTCAGGTACTTGGATGTTGCCCAATATGGTGTAACTGAACCATCATAAGGGTTCAGATAGATATGGTTGAAATTATCAATGTCTACTATGCAACCGTGTACCCTTCCATAGAACGAATACTGATCCTTGTGTTGGGTTTTCCACGATCTCATATCCACGTATATGGCATTATCCGCCTTGCATTGGGAAACATATTTCTGGTAGCAGTTTTCAACCTCCTCTTCGTTGAGAACAACAGATTGGATCTGCCTTGATATACCGTATAAAGCATCCCAATATTTTGAAAACTTCCGCATCACTGCACTTGCATATTCGGGTAGCATCTGGTAGTAATACTCCAAGGACTGGTCGAGATTTCTTTTCTTCCCGCCATACATAATGTGTTTAGTTCCTATTTCAGAAAAGCCCACAAACATAAAATAACCGGAATTTTTGACAAGTTTGATGGAACGGATGCCTGAAAATTTTGGCCTGGGTGTAGTTGATATTTTCTGATAGAAGCTCCAATAATCATCCAGCGTTATATCGTGGATACCGTCTTTGCATTTCTCCGGTGAAAAACCGGTATCATTGAGTTCGGCAGCAAGATCAGTACGTAACTTGTTCATTGCATCTTCACTTGTACCAGTCGCCCGCCTCCACTTCTCTATATCGGCAGGCATACAGTAACCAATAACATCCCTGCTGACGTTATAAAAGGTCTCATCCGAAATATCTGACAAAGGTATGGTGTGTGCAATGTTAAGCTCCGGGTTATATATACCTAAATTTTTTATCTCTTGAAACTCCGGGTGCCTTGAATGAATGCCCAATATGTAGTAAACCAGTATCTGCAACGTGTGTTCTTTCGTAGGAGCGGCATCAGAAATCTTAAAATCCCACAGCGTATCACGGGTCAGGTAATCACCGTCACCGCTGTCGATAATACGATTATAGCCACCTTCAAAAGTAAATCCGCTGGAAATAATTGGGCCAACACTTTTCAAGAAGGTACGGCTACGGTTAACCAGTATGGTAATGTTTTCCACCATTTGTTTGCTGGGACATATCCTGTCAACGGGTGAAAAATAATTTTTCCCCCTACGGTATGCAACGTCATAGCCGACCAGCTGGCAGGCATTACGGATTGATGCGGCATCCAACCCTCTAACATTGTCTAACAACCGATTCGCATTATCAAGCTCATCGACTTTCTCTGCCCCCATCAAAGAAACGCGAAAAGCGTCTTGTTTCGGTGTTCCATTCACAAATCTTGTTAGATAATCAACAGCTAATCCTTGAATTGGCTTGTATGCAGAATCTAATTTCTCAATTTCGTATTGGTCGTAGTATTCGATTGCTTTTAGTCCTTTGGGCGGAATGTAGCCCCCTCTTGGCTGGCTAACTTTTTTTATTCTCGCTGTCACTGAAAACAAAACATTCACTCCCTTAGTCGAATCTTCCAAATGTTGAATAGATGATCTGCGCGACTTGGATGAAATAAAAACCGGACACCAATTGTGATACACATCGCATCAGAATCGGTGTCCGGCTATGGTGCGCGGTACAGGACTCGAACCTGTGACCCCATGCACGTCAATTATAGGCCGATAGCAAACAAACAGTATTGTGCGGCATTATGCGGGATTTGGCAGGGGCGTGTGGATATTTTGCCGCGAGTAGTTGCAAAGTCCCGTTCTGTCCCGCGTCAGTTACTAACAGGCTACTAACAAATTACACCGCCGCAATTCCGTGGTAGTAGGCAGACAGCTTTTCTTTCGGACCTTTCGCGTCCTTGTCAAACAGGAATGCCTTGGCCATATCCGCGAAAAACTCAGGCTTGTTTACGCCATACTTTGCCGCCACGGAGCAGTAGTCCGAATACATCATATTCATGGCTACGTTCCAGTCATCCTCGGTGATGTGCGCAAACACGACACCGGCGTTGGCCGCGAAAGGGGTGGTTTGCTGAACAGTCCAATGCCCGCCGGTGGTGCCGTCATCATTTTCCATGTCGGTATTCCATGCTTTGGCATCCTCTTTGGAAAAATCAGCGGATCCAGACATACATTTACCGAGTTTATCGACCTGTTCCCAGCACTCCGCCATTCCTCGGACGGCAGCAGCAGAACGTTCGGACACAGGCAGTTCCATGTACGCAGACAGTTCCTTTTCCAGTTTTCGCTTGTATTCTTTCAGGTCGTCCTTCATGTTGCACCCCTTACAGCTTCTCGACGGTGACGGCCATGTTGTTTACAACTGCCGCAACGCCGCCCAGGACCAGGGACAGAATAGAGCCTTCACACCCGCAGGCATTGCGGACGATGGCAGAAATGCCAATATTAACAGTGCCGTTTTCGGCGGCGGTCTGGGCCCCCGTCGCTCCGATAATCGGAACGCCGTCCTTTTGCGCGGTGATAGACACGGTGCCAGCCGCTGAGGGAGACAAGGTGCCGGAGACGTTGACGAGGTAATACCCCTGTCCACACAGTGTAATGGCATTGCCGTCCTGCTTGATGTTGCAGCCGTACCGGCGGGTAGTATTCCCAACAGGGATGATGCCGTCAACCGGGACGGTTGCGCCGGTTGTGTTGGTGGTATAGATTGCAGATTTACTCATAGAATCATTCCTTTCTAATCAGGCTGATTTTTGTCCATTCAAAAATAGCGGGGCGACTAATGCCGCCCCGCATGCCTCGCCAAATAGGGCGTCACTTTATCTCGCTTACCGGGAATCAGATGTTGTTGCAGCCGCTATTGCAGCCGCAAAACGGAGAGGGGCCTGCATTGTAGGTGTATCCGTTGGGATAACGCACTACGCCGCACAGCTGGTCCCTGATAAACAGCTGATTGTTGGCCTGTTCCAGCTGGGCGATACGGCCCTCCAACTGAGATTTCTCCAGGGCGGCAAACTTGGCGTCAATGTTGGCGTTGACGCTGTCAATAGCCCGCTGCGTGGTGCGGTAGCACTCCGACATCTGAGACTGGATGTTGTTTCCAGTCTGCATAATGGTCATGTTGGTGCCATTCTGCGCCAGCGCCATCTCCTTGCCCAGCTGCCCGATGTTGCCCTGCATCTCATAGCCGAGATTGCAGATGCCGTTGCCGATGTTGGTCAGCCGGTCATTCATCTGACCGAACTGCTGACCAAAGAGAATCTCCTGCTGAGACGCTGCCGTGGCATACTGGCCGAACTCACCCTGACGGTCCCATCCGTTGTTCCCGAAACCAAACATGAAGAGAAACAGCACGACGATCAGGAACCACCCAGACCCCCAACCAGTTTCATCGTTTGAATTACGGGTAACAGCAGCGATGTCGCTCAGAGACATACTGTCCACGAAAATCATCCTTTCTAAAATTTATTACAAACCGTGTCGACCCGGCTTGTTGACAAACAAGAACAAAAACACTATAGTAGTAGTACACTACTTAACCGGGAGGGTATTATATGACTACATGGGCCATTGCCGTCGGATATTACGGAAAGTATGAGGTAAGCAGCGACGGTCGTATCCGAAACATCATTACCGGGAAAATACTGATCCCCAGCGTGTCCAAGACGGGATACCTGTTTGTAAAACTCGATAGGCCCGACCTACCAAGAAAAAACGCCTTTGTTCATCGCCTTGTTGCCGAAGCATTCATTCCAAATCCGCAAAACAAGTCGCAAGTAAATCACAAGGACGGAGACAAAACGAATAACCGGACAGAAAATTTGGAATGGGTCACCCCGGCGGAGAACGTTAGGCACTCATATTCCGTGCTGGGGAAAAAGCCTTCAATGGAAGGGAAAACCGGGGGGCTGAACCGAAACTCTATCCCTGTTTACCAATATGATTTGGACGGTAAGTTTGTAAAGAGTTGGGATGGGATTTCGGCTGCTGCTCGTGCGGTAGGATGCAATCCTTCACAAATCATCAACCAGATAGCCGGAAGAATTGTTACTTGCCACGGATTCCTATGGTCTTATGAAGAGGCTGAACATATTGATGACTCCCGTGTAAAACAGAGAAAAACTCATAAGCATTGGGGTTTATCGTAAAGCCCGGCTTATTTCAGAAATTGCATAAACTCCTTCGCCTTCTGCTGGAGCTGCTGAAACTGCTCTTGGCTCATCTTCCCGCTTTTGAGCATCTCCTCCACTTGTTCCTTTGCCCGCTGCGGGGTCATGCCAGCCGCAAACTTGCGGAACTCCGCCAGCATTACAAGGGGGTTATTCGGACTTTTTACGCTTTGCTGGAGCATCTGAATCATCGGATTTGGCATTTAGCATTTCCTCCAATCTTTTCACGCGTTCTTCCAAACTGGTAACATCTACCTTCGCGGGGTCTTGATACGGAGCAATGCTGTATGGAGTAACAGTACAATACCCCGCCCCGTCGCTGACCTTGAGCCACACAATCGGGTCATTCTCGTCCAGGAGTAAGATGGAACTGTTGGGCGCCATGCGGAACGCGTCTGCCCCGTTTCTGCCGTTTACTCTGGTGATCTGGCACGCTTGCTGTGATGCTTGCCCGTATTGCCCCATGTATGGGGCGCCGTATCCCTGCTGATATTGGTTGTTGAATCCGTACATCGCCAGCCCTCCTTTGCTTATATGGTACAAAAAAATCGCCCATTCAGATGGCCTGTAAAAGGTCTCTGAATGGGCGATCATGTCCAAGTGAGGTCTATTGATTTGTCAGCGCGTCAACAATTTTCGACAATGCCCTGCGACGGTTTCTCTTGACGCTTTCCGGCGAGACGTGAAGCGCGTTGGAAACTTGGATATAAGACTTTCGGCGGATATCGCACAAAATAATGCACGATTCCTCATCTTCTGGCAAATCGAAAGATTGGACAAATTCCAAAGCTCTCTTAGGAGCCATGCTGGAAATGTAGTACCGAACGGCTTTGCGACTATTATCCATGGCAAAATAGAAGCCGTGGGCGTGCGGGCGCAATGCGCGGGCAGGGAGCGCGGCGTTACGTCACTCCCCGCCGTCCAGAATGTTTCTTACTTCTTCCCCTTCACGATGAACCCACTAAACCCGGCCTTTTTCAGGCGGTCCAGCATCTTCTCGGCGTTGGCGCGGACGGCGAAGGCCCCCACCTGGACCCGGTACAGGGTATCGCTCTGGGCAGGCTCGGCGGGCTTGGGGGCCTCCTGCTTGGCCGGGACGTATTTTACGCCCAGATACTTGCACAGGCCCTTGGCGATGGCCTCGCCGATGTCCGTGGTGTGCTCCACGATCCACTTGGCACCCTCCACCGTGTCGTGGAATTCGCACTCGCAGTACACCGTGGGAGCCGCCGGAGTCCGTACCTCGTAAAGGTTGGGGTTCTTCTGCACGTTCTCGGACGCTCCCGGCGTCAGCGGG